AAGCTAGTTCTCTAATCTTTCTTTTTGCTCTTTGTAAAAACAAAGTGACATTACCAACTGCAATCGCATCTAAGTTAGCAGCTCCATGGTTAGATTGTCTTTTAATTAAAATATTCGTAGGAGTAATAGCAACATCTGTTCCACCACCTGATACTGTAAATTCACCACCTGCTGTACCTACAATTAAAGTTCTAGTAGCAGTCATAAACCTAATGGCATTGACTTGGTTAGAAGCAATCGTATAAATAATAGCATCATCATCAGATACTGTTCCATGGTAATTATCATCCATGTTTTCATAATCCCCTGATTTAGAAAAGAATAAAGTTTGTGGTTGTTCTTTCGTTCCTGCAAATACTAATCGTTGCTCAAAGAAAGTTACACAACTTGGATGACCAGAAGTATCAGAGAAAGCACCTAAAGCAAAGTCTGTTGTAGCTGACGCAGAAGATGGCGATACTTCACAAGTAGCTACAGCAACAGTAGCAGAAGTTCTTGCAGTAATTTTATAATGACCATCTTTTAAATGTACTAATCTTCCTACATCGGTAGTTAGCCAACCTTGATTAGCATTAATACCAGTCGTAGAAGATAAAGTTAAATTACCACTAGATCCTACAGAAGTATGTGATGCAGCTAAAGTAGTTGTAGTAATATTATGATCTTGAAATGGTCCTTTGGTAAAATCAACTTCTGCTAATGTCCAAGCTGTATGACCTGTTCTGGATAACTTTCTAACTGCATGATTAGGATGACAGATGTACATCACATCCGCAGATTGAGCATATTTAATGTCAAACAGTTCAGCTTCTAAATAAGGAGTAGCAATTTCATATGCTGAACCACCAGATAAGATTTGACCATTGTCTTTGTAGAACCTTATGTATTGGTTTCCAAACTCAAGCATATAAGTTTGAGTAGTTGAAAATTCAAAAGGTACTAATCTTGTTTTCTTAGTGCTGTCTTTTACTTCAGATACAAATTGAGTTCCAGGTCGTCTAGCAGCAGAGCCATGAGGGTAGACAACCATATTCTCTAAGGTCTTACAACCAGAAGCGTATTTGGTTAAATCATTACGACCATCTAATCGTGGAGATAACTCTCCACCTGTGAAGTTTGTTAATTGCACCGCAACTCGTGCCATATTTAAAACCTTGCGTTAGTCCAAGAACCTGCGTCTATGACATCCGTCATGCCATTATCTTGGATGGTGTTTTGTCCTTCCGTAGCATCTACGAATCTTGCTTCTCTTAATTTCTCTTGAAAAAGATTATACATATTTTGTGCAACAGGATTAGAAGAAGTAATTGCATAAGCAATGTCTGCACCTAATGCTGCTGATAATGTTTCTCTTAAAATTTCATCGTATTGATTAGGATCTTCTATTCGTGCAATGTATAAGATTTTCATCGTAGGTACATTAGACACAATCTTTCTTCCTTCAATTTTATAATCTGAATCGTAATCTTCTATTCTTAAAACTCGTAAACAATCTGCAGGTAAAGTAAATTGGTAACTGAATCCCCAAGCTGGAGCATCTGTATCAGATGCGAGCTGTACTCGTTTTTGTAAACAATTCCAAGGGTGAGATCTGAATAAGCTATCTCGTACTTGTGTGTATCGTGCATTACATAGTCTTGCATTTTTAGAATCTTCCGTCAATGAAATGATGGTGGATGCACCTAATTGATTTAATGATCCATTACAAATATCTACTACTGATGCCATATTATTCCTTTATACTTTTTTTAAAAAAAAAGATAGTGGGGATTGCTCCCCACCATCTTAATAACAATTACTCTACTGAATAAATAACAGCAGATTTAATTGTACCAGTGATGCTTGCACCACCAGTTGTTAAAAGCACATCTGTCTCAGCAGTTTGCTCATAGCCAAAACCAGCTATAGCTCCTTCTTGAGACATAGACATTTGACCTGCAGAAGCAGTAGATGTTGCAGCAATATATCTATCTGCATCACCACTATCTCCAACAGAAATCGTTGAAGATCCACCTAAAGCGTCAAAGTGTACGATTACATCCCACACTTTTGCACCTTTTGGTAATCTAGCAACAGAAATGTCTGAGCCAGAAGCTAAAGAAGATGCCTCATAACTGTCGTATTGTACTCTCAATTTACCAGTCCATTCTCCGCTATCAATCTTAACGATTGGAGTAGCAGTAATGTTAGTAAAGTTAGTTCCTTTTACACTAGCCATAATTTACCTCCTATTACCCTTCATATGCTTGAATTTTAACTACTTTCTCTTCTTCCATTCGGGTTGCACCAAATGCAGCAGAGTAATAAACTTGAGTAGCATAACCTTTGTCAGCTCTCTCATCTATTCTAGCAGTTACATCTTTTCCAACAGCTAATGCAATGCCATCATTTACGAAAGCAATACAGTCTCTGATAGAAGAAGCAACAGATAATCTGTTAGACACAACAAAGTTAAATCCTAAGAACGAATTAACATCGCCAGAAGCAAGAGCTTTGACAGTATTAAAGTCGCTAGAAGTAACTTCAGTAGTTCCTAATAAATCTGTGATTTGTTTAGGACCAACTACGATGTATCTAGGTAGTGAAGGATCAACATCAGCTAAATCTAAGATTTCTTTTGCTTGTCTTAGTTTAGCGATTGTGAATCTTCCTGTACCAGCTTCAGTTATAATTTGACCTGCAGGTAAAGAAGTGGAAGTACCACCAGCAACACCAGTAAACGCAGTACCAGTTGCAGCCGAAATGACAGCATCATCCATAGCTCTTCCCATTGCAAAAGCAGCAGCCATTGCATAAGAAGAAGTTGGATCAGCCAACATTCTTACTTTATCCATATCGTCAATCAAGTCAGCAAATTCATAATCCACAAGAGATACTCTTCTTCTTGAGTGAGGAGTGTCTGATTGAGGAGTGTCTGAATGTCTGCTTGTTCTTACAGTTGCAGTAACGCTTCCTACTTGGTCAAAGAAAGCATTTTTTCCTACAACAGTTTCAAGGCGTACTTTATCTCTCAATAAAGAACCCTTTTGTTGCGACAACATTTGTATGTTAGAACTATACTGTTCTACAAATGCTGTAGTTATTTGATTAGACATATTTGTCTCTCCATTTGTTAAAGTTAAATATTAACAACCCACATGGTCATTAATAAAAATAAAACAGAGAGGTTCTCCGCAAAGCAGGCATCTCTTGCATTTAAGGTCTGTTAGACCAGAGTCTATTCCTTCTTGTCAGCAAGGTCTGGTTTAGAGATTGTCTTGCGTTTCTTAGGAGAGTTTTCACTCTCCTTAGAAATCCAATTATAATAATTATCAGCGATTGGCAAGGGGTTAGATTTATGTATTTCTGAACCAGTTTCCAATATCATTCTAACAATTTCTAATCGTAATTGTTTGTTATCCATTCATCATTGTTCTTAAAGTTAATACTTGCTGAACTGTTCTTTCATGGTCTGGATGGTTTCTATTCCAATAAGGACCATTTCTATCGTTTACAATAGATCTTATTTCAGCATCCAAATCTCTAGCTTGAGTCATATTTTCTTGGTCTGTACCAATAAATTTATCCTCAGAGATCAGATTAGCAATACTAGCAAATCCTTTAATAACTTCTGGATGATCTCCTAAACGAGTACCATCTTTCATTTGCATATCTAAAATAGCAGGGTTCATATTTGCTTTTGCTAAAGCACCTGCCTTTTTAATATTCTCATCAAAGGATCTACCCCACTCTTTTCGTAGTTGAGCTTCTGCATCGGCTTGTGCTGTTTCCATATTGATTTGCATTTGCTGTGCAGACTGTTCCATATTGTTTTTATAAAATTCTAAAATGCCTTGAGCTTGTTTATTATTTAAACCTAGCTTGTGTGCATTTTCTGCAAAAGATTTAACAGCAGATTCTTCTATAGGAACAACATCTGATTTCATATCTAATTTATATTTATCAGGAGATTCTGGTCTACCTAACTTAGTATAAATTTCATTCCATTGTTCTTCCGTAGAATTATTCGTAGGTACAGGAATTTTATCTGAACCAATCATAGATACTGCATTGATGTAACTTTTAGCTAACGCATCAATCTCTGTAAACTTTTCTATGTTAGGATTCTTTCTGTACTCTTCACTAATAATTTCTTTCCAAGATTTAGAAGTTTGAGTTGTTGTATTCGTTGTGGAAGATATTAAAGTATCTTCTTTAGGTGCTGTTGTTTCTGTAGAAGTTGTGGTTGGTTGTGTTGTCTCTTGTTCTACAGGCGAAGAATTATTCTCCGTTATCTGTTCGTTTGACATTATTATTTTCCTTTAGCAGCATTTGTTTAATAAATAGAAGAACGCTGCGTTGTCCTTCCATATATGCACTTTCATGGCTATCTCCTTTTACATTGGTGGTAGCATGATAATGACATCTCTTTTCTAAATCTGACATGACTAACTTTCCATCATCTGATTCAAAAATATTGTTATAACTAATCTTTAATTGTTTTAAGTGATCCATGTATTATTCCCCTGATACTAATTGTTTTGCTTCCTCTGGCAATGCTTTTGCCAATGGTGCTACTTGTCCTCCTGCTTGTGCTATTTGTTGCATCTGTTGCATTTGCATAGCTTGTTCTTGTTGTTGTTGTTTCTGTTGTCTTTCAGAATTAACTTGTGCTTGTGGTTTTAAAACTTTTTGTGGCACACCTACAATATCTAATAAATGTTTCACCAGTTTATCAAAATTAATATAATCAAATACAGGAGCAACATTAGCAAGTGATCCCATAATTTCTATACCACGCATAATAGATTGTAGCTCTGAAGATTTTTGAGCTTTGGCAAGTGGTGATACATATTCAATCTCAATATCTTTTCCTGCTAAAAATTCTGGTGCAGGTAAGAATCTATTTTTTCTAATCATAATCGCAAACACTCTATCAATAAGAGGTTTTAATAATTCTGATTGAAGTCTACCAAGCACAGGACCTAGTAATCTCATTTTCTCTTCGTTCCTTTGGATGACCTCTGTTGCTGTCATTTGAGGACCTTGTTGCATCATCAGTTGGTTTACATAGAACGCATTACGAATAGAGTTTCTTCTTTGCTCTTCCATGTTTAATCCTAATGGATTGTTTGCACCAATGTTGAGTGGTTCAATTCTATCTCTTGTTCCAGATCTATAAAAGTTCAGTCCACCAGGAACAGTTCGTACAGGTAAAATAAATCCATCATCAGGAACAAGTAAAGGTGGATCAACTTGTTTTTGAGCTGCTTTAATGGTTGTCTTAGACATTTCATTTAACATCTTTACATCAGGTAAAGCAGTCATCGCTGGAGATCTTCCATAAATTTCGTGAGATGCTTTTAAGTAACGAGGTACTACAAAAGGAAACTCTTTAAATCCTGACATAGATAATTCATTGCCTGTGCCAGCTTCAATGTAACAAGAAGCAAAAGGCATATTCGCTTTGTCTTGTTTCTTAGGATCAAAATCAGTTCTTGGATATACGACATGAAGTATCTCTACTTCTTCGTATGGATCTTTTCTGGCAGTAGTTACAATATTGTCTGACGCATCTTGTCCAAACTTTTGTAATGCTGCTCTTGCAGATATTTTAAATTTTCTAAATACAGTATCTATTCTACCTTTATCATTTTCTGAAATGTAAATTTCATTAATATGTCTAGTAGAGAATTTAACAATATCTTCTTCATCCTCTTCAACAAACATTGCGGCTGTACCAAAGGTAATGAGGTCGTGGTATAATTCAAAAATTTCTTGTTGGAAGTTAGAACGATTAAATGCGGCATACATACTTTCTGTTGCAGACTCTAGCCATTCTTTTGCCTCATCTTCATTTTCCATTCCATCTTCTTTAAATCGTAAAGAGAACCAAGGGGTGGATGGGTTCGTCAGCATACCATGAAGCGATGCTGCTAATAATTCTAAAGATTGCATAGGAGAAGAATCAAAAATTAATTCTGTTCTTTTGTCTCCCTTAGATCTGGTTTTAGTTACATCTGCTTTTCTTGGCATCATGTAGTCTGCTACTTCTTGCCAATGTGATTCCCAGTTTTGACGCTGAGCTTTCAGACGATCAAATCGTTTTAATAAACTTTTGCTTAGTTCTGTTTTTGCCATTATCCGCCTAATAAACTTTGTGTACCTAATGTAACGCTTTGGTCTACACCTTCTGATGAAGTTAATATCGTAGCTGATCTTCCTTTTCGTTTTACTTTTCTTGACATAGCTCCCATACCATCTGCGGCTGTAGCTTCACTTTGCGAAACCTCTGCAGTAGTTGGACTAACTGGTTGTGGTGCAGCAACAGGAGCAGTAGCTGGTTGTTCAGCTTTTGCTTTCTGAAAAAGTTTTGGTACAGTTGGTATTACTCCACCCATGTTAGTTTGTCTCCTTAGTCAAGCTAGAAGTTAAGCTAGAAACATTTTCTGATTTAGTTTCTTTTGCCTGTTCCTTTTTTAATTCTAAAGGTTTTTCTTTTTTTGGTTTAATAATTTCTTTTGCTATTTTAATTAGTTTTTTAATTGCCATGTTATCCTCCTAGTAGAGTTTTCTTTTCTGTAGTTGCTTCTTCTGTAATGCCTAAAGGTCCAGTTAGAATAGTAGACTTACGACCTTTTCTTTTTCTTTCCATTGCAGCTTGTTCATCTGCTATTTTTTGTTTCTCTTCTGCACTTAGTTCTGCCTTCGGCGGTTCAGGCAAAGGTTGAACTGGTGGAAGTGCTGGTTGTTTTGGCATTAAGAAACCCATAATAAAATCCTTTTATAAAATACTATATTCATTATCTGCTACATTTTGTGGAGCATTTTGTCTAGTATTTAATTCTGTAATTCCCACAGATAAATATCTCATGGCATCACAAGCGTGTGAACTCCAATCATGTACAGGTTTAGATCTGAACATTCTGTTCTTGTCTATGTATTTTCTGTGATAATGTCTTAACGCATCTATTAGTTTTTTGC